AAAGTAATTACTGTAGCACGATGTAATGTTGAGTTTAATAAAGGTACAGAGTTGGGGTCATCTAATTTAATTACAAATATCTGCTCCATGTTCCAGGGAGATATCGATTGGTCGTAATCAGATCTTGTAGCGGGAGTGTCATTGTAAGTACTACTTGGGCATCCTGCGTTGTTTGCTAAGGCTAAGTAATTAGCATCATTAATTATTGAGGGGTTATAACCACCATTGATTTTGAATCGATTTGGTAACCCACCACCACTAAATACGGTGTCAATATCATCTGGGTTTTGATCCATGGGATCACTGCCGTAGATTAAATAGTTTCCAGTATTACCAAAACTCCCTGAGGACCCATCACCAAGACTACCTGCAGGTACAGACGGGTGCCAACTAGGTATATCATTAACTAGCTCGTTAGAGTCCCACCAGGCATAGTAATCATCTCCTCTTGTTTGATCTATCTCAGCTGGGAACCAGGTACCTCCGACAGCTTCGTAAAAAGTTTCTATTTCTAAGGATGTTGGTTCGAGTGGAATAGATATATTTCTAGACTCCACTGAGGTTACTGGGAATGGTGAGGTGTTTACCGTGATTATGAGCGGTACAGAAGCCACCTCAAAAATCCCGGCATCAGTACCTCCACCACCGTCAAGGTTTCCTGTGGCCCCATCAGGGCCGTCTCCACTTGCTCCTGTCCCACCACCTTCAGTTGTAGGCTCTTCTACTATTGGGAAGTTACCATTCATACTATTATGTACCGAACAGAAGAACCCAATGTTGTCTAAATTAGGGTCGTAATCTTCAGGGATAGTGAACCCAACCTGATTCCCTATGGCGCTTAGGGGGTTTCCATTTGCATAATCTAAAGGCAACCAACTACCATCAACAAAATTTCCGACGGTCATCGGGTGGTTAACATTATAGCCACTGACAGCTTCGAATATGAAGGACCTGCCAGGACTTAATTCAACGTCTCCAAACTCTATTAGGTTCCCGAATTGATCCGAGAAATTATAATAAGGTTCGGAAAGCTGACCTCCAGAAACTAAGTATTTAGTTATTACACTACCTCCATCAACTATGTACGCGTCAATTATAGATAATTCAGAAACAGCATCAGGAGGTAATGAACCGTTATCACTCCTAATAGATGTCGGGGCTGTAGGCTCGCTGTCGGTAGCATTTAAAAAAGTTATTTGATTTGGAGCGCTGTCCGTAGCATCAATGAAGGTTACTGACTCGGGCAATAATTCTGCTCTCATTTCCCCTGGAGGGAATGGGGGATCTATATAGGGTGAAAGATACCGCACCGCAGTTATTTGAATTATTGAAGGAGCTTCGGGTGCCGAATCCCTTATTATTATAGCAAGAACACCTGCAACTTGAAGTACATCTGGTGCCGTAGGTGCCACCGATTGGTTCACTGGTATTAAACCAGCGATAGGTGATGGACTGTGTTCCACTTCCACGGATATGGGTGGGAAAGCGGCCAGTTCCAAAACTTGCAATTCTGAAATGTCTTTTGGGTTAGAGTGAGCTATTACGTCTGTAGGTCTTGACGGAGCATAGCCTCCGGTTGCTGGTCCTCCTCCTCCGGTGCCTGTGTTTGGCCCACCCGTCCCAACGTTTGTTGTAGTATTGGAGCTGTCAACCAGAACCACAGGGGCAATTGGTAATGATGTAAGATCTCCACCCGAGATACCTGCGACTGGTTTTGGGCTGGTCTCGACAAAAAGAGACTCGGCTTGAATAACCGGGCGCATTTCGAAAAGTCCAGAAATAAAAACTTGTGCGGGAGCTGCTGGGAATACCGATAGGTTTACCACATTTACTGATGTAACAGGTACCATAGGGGCTAGAATCAAAGGGTCTACATCCAATACTGGTTTCGGTTCGGTATCGATAGATAGAGTAGACACTGATAAAGGAACACTTCCAACTGATATTGAAGTGACCGATTTTGGAGTGGCTATAACTTCTACAGATAGTACTGGGGAAACTAGCAACAATTCTACTACGGTAGTAATTGGTTTTGGAGAAGACTGAGCCAACACAACAAGAGGCGATGTATCTCCAAGTTCTGCAATGTTCAGTATAAATGGAGCTACTGGTTTTAAGTCAGGTACTACACTCGATACAGGTTTTGGAGTAGAGGATACCTCGACAGACACTATCGAGTTTGGTATTACTGTTGAGCTAAATGAGGAAACCGCAGCAGGTTCGGAATCGGTAGCAAAAACAAGATCGGGAGCTGTGGTGAAAGCCCCACCAGAAACTTGGGCTACATCTTCAGGGATTGAGTCTGTTGACTGTACTGAAATAACATTTGCTGGTGTGGAATCGATGGATATGTCGGAAACTGCGTAAGGTAAAGTCCCCCCGGAAATGGAAATAGGGGCGGAAGGTGTAGAGACGACTTCCGAAGATACGATTGGTTTTGGGCTGCTTTCTCCCAGTACCGAAATGACGGGTATTGGGGTAGCTTGTGTTGAAACCGACACCAAAGGTTTTGGTGTACATTCCACATCCGAGGAAGTGATATCTTTAGGTGAAGATAAGGTTTCGACAGAAGCAGCTGGTTTGGGTGAGCTCTCGGATGTAATAGAAGATACAGCCTCAGGTAAAACCCCAACAGAGATTGAAGTTACTCCGACGTTAATTTCGGCAACCACTTGTAGAGCTACCGGTTTTGGAGAGCTATCTACCAATACTTGAGTGATTCCAGAAGACAGTTCCCCAACTTGTATTGTGGCTACCGAGCTCGGGGAGAACTCTCCTAATAACGAATCTACCTCGGTAGTTTCTTCTATGTGTTCACAAAGGGTTGGAGGTAGTGGGGGCCTGGTTTGTTCCCTGTATATTGTGTGGTCTTGAGCTTCGAAGGCTGACGCAAATTTAACATAAGACCAGAGAGTGTTTTGGTCATCTATATCAAACACCTGGTTAGGTTCCCCTCCCCCAAGCATAGCGTCCTGAGTCTCTATGTATGAGGTGGAAGAGTATAACCCTTCTTGGGTAAATGACTTAGTTATTTTTAATATTTCGTTATTAGCGCCCTCTGGGAAATTAGCACTGTCCGATTCCTGAGAGGTCTGTAAAACTATGGCGTAACCTGAAGGTTCTGAGTCATACCTCCACAAACCAAGTAACGGGTCGTTAGCTGTAAAGAAGTCTTCAAGTACCGACTCTATATTTCTTGGTGAGCTGGTTACCTCAATATCTTCAGCTGGGTAGGGGTCTGTTGCTGTTTCAATGTTGGCTGGAGCGTAGGGGTCAGTTCCAACTTCCGTTGAATTAATGTTTTTAGGTGAAGATAATACACTAATATCCTCTACCCACTTAGGTGACTTGTCTACATCTAGGAAAGGTACAGGAGGTGCTGGGGAGTCAGTGACTCCAATAAAAGTGAGACCCACAGGTTCGGTATCTATACTTACAGATACAGCGGGTTTGGGGGATGCTGATGATAGTAGTGAGGCTAATTCCTTGGGTGAACTGTTCGAAACAATGTTTGTAACTTGCGCAGGGGAATAGTCAACATACACATCCCTAGGCTTGAAGGGTGTTTGTGGTGGGTTGGGTTCAGGGTCGAACCAATCAAATGGGTCTACTTCACTCATTTAAACATTCTAGGGTGATGTCTAGATACGTTTTTAGACACTGTGTTTAAAACAGACTCCATCAACTTACGTGGGTGGTTTTCTTTTAACGCAACAACTTGCCACTTAGATCTAATACACTCCTCATCAGAAGTTTTTGGGTTTAGTGATTTATCTACTACCTTATCTAAACCCTTATTGTACTCCTGTTCCAAAGCGATAAAGGCTTCGCTATTTAACATTCTCCGGATTTCGGAGAGGTTGTCAAAAATGACTATGTCTGAAGCCACTACTGACTTTGGGTTGATTGTTGATACTGGTTAGCCCCTTGAGGGTTGCTGTTGCCCATACCTTGAACTTGCGCGGCCATTGCGTCATTAGCTTGTGGAGCACTGCCTGACTGACCTCCCCCTCCTGCGCCTTGAGCATCAGCCATTAACTTCATCATCTCAGCTTCTTGTCTTGGGTCCGCAGGGGCTTCTTGTGGTAGTAACTCTTCTGAGTTTTCAAAACCCATAGCATCTAGGATACGTTTCAACATAGGTCTAGCAAATGGTCGCATTTCTGGAGGGTATGTGAAATACCTTTCTTGGGTTTGTAAAGCCATGTTAGCTTTCTCTAAAGCCCTTTGACCTTGGTCCTGTGACAGTACGACTAAAGCATTTACTTCTAAGTTCTTAATCATATCAGGTGTCATAGTAGCAAACGCAGACATATCTCCTTCATTGTATTCGAACACTTCTTCTTGATCCAAAGTAGCCATAGCTAGCTTGACCATTTTAGTTAAGTGAGACTCAAGACCTCGTACAATTCTACGCATCCAACGACGACCAATTTTAGAAGCCTCACGTAATGTAGCTTCTACCCCTGTGGCAGTGTTTGCTGGGGCTAAGGCTTGATAGTCACCTTGAGCCATATTACTCACCCCTAACCACAGCTGAACCATACCAAATACAAAGTCTAAAAGTTCTTGGGTCTTAATGTCTTGTGCTGGAATCTGACCAAACTCAATGAAGTCTGACAGCTGGTTCTGATCTTTTAATTCAAAGATTTTACCAGCATGGATTTCAATGTCGTCGGGCTCATCCTGAAGGGCTTGGGGTTTTACTCCGATTATTGGATTAGCTGCAAGTTCGTTACGATAGGACTCACTATTAAACTGCCTATCTACATACTCCTGGTAAATGTTTATCTTCTCAGGGAGACTTGGCCCCCACCAACGGTTTTTAGCTCTACCAATAGAAATACTTGTATAAGGTATTTGGTTATCTGGGGTGACCTTAGCTACATACTCGTAGAAAAGTGCGGTTTTAGTTTCGGGCTCAATAAACAAACAAAATTCTTGAGGGGTTCCCAACCCTAATACATCTCTCCGCACCCAGCACTCAACTACTTGGTACTTTGGTGTTTTTAAATTATCAAAGCTGAGGTTTTCTTTATATTCACTATTTTTGTCAGACTCAGTCCTCTTGTTCGCGTCGGTCTTAAACTTTTCAACTGCGGTCTCTAGATCAATCCACTCTCTTGGGAGAAAGATATTTTTCATCCAGTTTAGGTCTTTGTCATACAATTCACCTATAAAGTCTGCTTCTTCAAGGTGTTCGACATCTGATGGGGCTAAGAATCTGTCCGTATCTACTAACAAGGTTCTAGGGCCTGAGTATTTAATTTCGGTCGTCGGGACACCTTCTGGGTAATCTTCAAATGTGTGGACTTGAGGGTCTAAAACAAATGTAGGGTCCTCAGCTACTGACATTGTAGGGATACCTTCTGGGGATAAGGTGTTAGTGAAATTAACCTCTCCTTGAATTAGAGGTCCAACTACCGCAGATTCTTCGAAAGTGCCGGTCTCGTTATTAAATAACGCTTTCCGTTCATGGTCCAACCAAGTGGAACTTTTTTGGTCGTAAGTTACTTTTAATATAGCTGCTCGTTGTATGAACATCTGAAGGTACGCTTCTTCAAGACGTTCACGGGTTCTGCCCATTTTCTCTAACTTCCAGTTAAAGTATTTATCATACATTTCACTAGATTTCACATCCTCAGCTCCCTGAGGTACAAATTTAAAATATGGGGAGGTTCCTGTTATCTCATCTTCAGCTCGGGCTAAGAAATGGTCTACCACCAAAGAGGTTAAGGGTATAGGTACATTGGAATTAGAGTATATGCTGTCGTGAGTCTCACGATCCTCTCTTTGATTGTTGTACACATTCCACCCACCTCGATCTACTTCGATACGTTCCTTATTGTCTACTTTCAGTTCCGCAATTCTCTTACATGCGTACTCAACGAGTTCTTCTTCCTGTTCTTGTGTCAGTCTGAAATTAGTTTTTTTAATCATATGGCTATTCCGAGTTTGTGTGCTTTAACAACAATCTGTCCCATAATATTTATACCCTGCTGCTCAAGTTCTTCATCCCGTTGCATTTTCGCAGATTCTGAAATCTTTTTATCTCTTTCTAATCTATTTCTAAGCCTTCGATTAGCTTGTAACCCTCTTTGGGATTTCTCCATTAATTGAATTAATGGCTTAGTTTCAGGGTTATTTTTTTGATACTCTTTCAGATCACTAAATTTGTTTTCTTCTTCTAACTGACCTAAGTAAGCTTTTGCCTGCTGAGTACGTTGTAAAAGGTCATAGTATCTAGATTTTAAATACCAGGTTGAGGTTTCAGTTTTATAAATAGCGTTAAGTAATGGGATCTTTTTAGATTTCTTACTGTTGGGGGCTAGGGCGTGGTCGAATAAATCAGAACCCATCTTACCTAAGCCTCCTAAGTAATTCTCAAAAAGATGTTGTATAACGGGACCAGAAACCATGTGTCCCATATTAAACTGCCCTTGCCTAACATCAGTAGTTAAGTTTTTCCGGCCTACTAGGGGACCCAAAACGTTTAACCAGTTTCCAGGCATTTCGCTATTTCCTCCACCAGCCTCATTTAGGAACTTGGAAAAACCCTTAGCCCACTCAGCCGTGTTATTCATGTTCATCCCCTGAGGTGATGTGATTTTTTTGTATTTGGTTCCCTCATCATATATCGGCCGTCCGGTAAAATGGTCTTTATTAGACCACACCTCAACTATAGGGTCTGCCGCAGGGAACATGTTTATTGATGATGGGATTGGAGCTATTCCAGCAGAAGCCACTTTAAAATATTCCCACAGATCTTCCATTAAATCGGGAGAGTATTTTTCGTTATTTGCGTGATACATTTGTTTGGCTACTAACTCAGAGAGTCCCCAAATTGGAGATAGAGCAAAGTCAATAGGTAGGTCTAAATTTCTGCCCTGCTTGTTCGGAAAGAATATGTCCATTGGTAGAGACATTGAGGTAGAATTTTTAACATTACCTCTGTCGTCATGGTAAGTTCTGCCATCATCTTCGTCTTCGTCTTTTTCAGACAACATTCTAGCTACAAAATTTAAAGTAAGACCGAGGCTAAACAATTTGGCAGCGGTAGCGGTTGGGTTCTCTCTACCCATAAAAGCTTTGAATGTTCTCTTAGTTCCTTGTATGGCGGGGTTCGCAAATAATAAGAAGGCTCCAAGCTGCTGACTGTTTACCCCTTTTTTATTGAAATCTACAGTCACATTTCGGGATTCCCGAATTGCTCGTTCGATTGGCTTACCCGCTTTTAGGAATTCAGTGAAAGTTCTTACTCGGTAAGCGTTCTCCAGGGATACGTTAATTAAATCAACATACTTTGAAATTTTCCTGATTATATTGGTTGGGTTAGTTAATTTTTGCTTACTAAAGTCTAACATATCTTTCTGGAGCTGATCTACAGACTTGAATACATAGAAAGCGGTTTTCCCACCGTTCTGCTTCATTAAGTGGTAAGCATACATTGGGTCACTGTCTAACCTAGCAAGATCAACTTCAGAGTTTTTTAGCCCTTTAAATTGTTTAGGTACTTGACCCTCGTTCTCTAAACTACGTTCATAAGTAGCGATAGCCTTAACTTGGCCCGCAAACTTCTTTGGGTTGATTATATCATTTCTCAGTTTCCTGCCGGTATTAGACCCAGCTAGGTTAAAGTAAACGGCACTAGTGTCACGCACTGGGTTTCTTAACCAGAACTCGGGGTTCCAGGAAGTAATCATACGAGCCATAAACTGGGTACCTTTACTTATCACTTCCGCAAAACCTTTAAGAGGTTGGTACTTAAGGTTCTTGAGGGCTTGAGCCATAACGCCACCATTTTTGGTGTTGGCGAATTTCAACATTATGGGTTCTCCTTG